CTGTCCGGGATGTCCGATTTGGTGATTTTGACTCCCCTACCCCCCGCGAGGACCCTCGGAGGGGGTGGTGAGTCCACCCGACCGGGCTCTCAGAGGCCCGAAAATCGCACATCCTGGCGTCCATTTTCGCACCCAGAAACGGCCCTGTACAGGGTCAGAATGTGAGCCCGGGACCGTCCGGACGGGTCCTGCGGCGCCTGTCCTGGTCGGATTTGACCTCGTGACAGCTCGTACAGAGCGTCTGCAGGTTGTCAGCGTCCCATTTGGAGCCCTGTTCGGACAGCGGACGGATGTGATCGACCTGGAGATCGTTGCGCGAGCCACACCATCGGCATGCGGGCTCACGCTTGAGCTGTTCTGCCCGATGCGTGCGCCACTTGCGGGTACTGCCTGATCCCCAAGCCGTGGACCTGTTCGCCCACGCCTTTCGCTGATGCTGCTCGCATCTGCCTTGCGTGGTGAGCTCGTAGCACCCTGGCTCCCCGCACCTGGTGGGGGGCGATACGGGCATCCTCCCCTCCCCTCGGGTACCCCCTCCCCCCCCTCAACCGGGGGGGGGGGTTGCTCAACCCCTAGGGGGTACTCAGCTCCTGGATGGCTGCTGCGATGCGCCTGGCCAGGTAGGAGTGCCCTGCATCGGTGGGGTGGATGGCATCCGTTCCGATGTACACGTCGGCGTTTCCGCTGCCTGTGGTGGCCCCTACGCGCCCCGTACCCGTGATCCAGGCTCCTTGCGTGACCACGAGCGCCCCAGAGGCGTCGTAGAGGCTCCCGGTGATGGGTGAGATGAAGGGAAAGCCGGCCGCGGCGGCTGCCGTCCTCAGGGTCGCGTCCGTGTTCGTGAGGCTGGCCCCAGGGCTGCCTGTCGGGGACCAGCAGCCGATGACGTAGACCTCGCAGTCGGGCAAGCCTGCCTGGATGGCCGCGTAGAGGCTGGCCGCGGCTGATGCGATGGCCGGCTGGGAGCCTCCGCTGTCGTTGTAGCCCGCCCAGACGACCAGCTTGGTCGGCGCGTTCGCGATGACGTCGGTATTGAGGCGGGTGGCGAGGGTCGCGAAGCTTCCGGCGGTGATGTAGCCGGTACCTCCGCGGCTCTCGTTCCAGTAGTCGTCGTGGCCGAGGAGGAGGCCGGTCTTGTGGGCCCAGGTGCCGGCTCCGCCGCCGGTGTTCATGCTGGAGCCGTCGGAGAGGCTGTCGCCGAAGGACATGAAGCGGCTGCTCCTGGCGGAGGTGGACCACATGGTGGCCCCCGGGGGGAGGTAGATCCCTCCGAAGGGCACGGTGTAGAAGTCGAAGCGGATCACTCGCGGCTTCGCCGTGCCGAGGTTGATGGTCATCAGGTGCGTGCTGCCGGCAGTGGTGCCGCCGACCGCCTGCATGAGGTCGGTCATCCGCCGGCCGTCGATGGACAGCCGGTACATGCCGGCGGTCTGGTAGTTGAAGCGGAGCTGCAGCGTGGTCGCGTCGGTGCCGAACTCGACGCTGTACACGGACTGCGAGCTGGACAGGGTGCCGCGGGTGTTGGGGTAGCGGCTGGTCGGTAGGACGTAGGTGGAATCCGGGGTGCCCGAGCCGATCTGGAAGTTGGTGGCGCCGAGGTAGGTGAACGGGCCGGTAACGTCTGAGCCGCTCAGTGCGGCACCCGCGGGCGCGTACTTGATGTACCCGCTGGCGGGAGTGCTGGTCTGGGCGACGCTGATGCTGCTGGGGGCCGGAGGCGGCCCCAGGTTGGTCAGCGTCATCCTGAACGGGTAGTCGGCGAACGCGTAGACGCGGCCTGCGCCGGTGCCGCGGTTGGCGAGCGCGACGGTGGCGAGGCCTGCGGCCAGGTGGCTGGCCGAGACGGTGAAGAGAACGCTCGAGGAGGCCTTCCCGAACGAGGTGCTCGGGTAGAACTCGGGGTTGCCTTCGGTCAGCGGGCTGCTCGTGCCGGACCCGGCGTATTGGGCGATGGCTCCGGCGGAGTCGAGCAGGACGAGGTCGAGGAAGCGTGTGCCCGAGTACAGCATGCCGAGGTCGACGCGGATCCTGTCGCCTGCCTCGGCCGCGATGCTGCACTTGAGTTGCGTGCCGACGCTGGTCGCGCAGATTGTCCACGAGGCGGCGGCCGCGAGGTCTTGGACGGATCCGTCGCTGATCCGTGCTTCGGCGGTGCGGATGTTCGCTCCGTCGGCGCCGGCTACGCCTTGCGGGCCCTGGGGGCCTGTGTCGCCGGCCGGTCCGGTGGCCCCTGTGGGTCCGGGGTCGCCCTGGGGGCCGACGGGCCCTTGAGGGCCTGTCGCGCCGGTTGCTCCCATGGCTCCGGTCTCGCCGGCGGGCCCGGTTTCGCCTTGCGGTCCCTCCGGGCCTGCGGCACCCGCTGGTCCAGGGTCGCCCTGCGGTCCGGCCGGACCCGTGGCGCCAGCCGGTCCCGTCGGTCCCTCCGGGCCCGTCGCTCCGGCTGGTCCTGCGGGGCCTGCCGGTCCGGGCACGGTGACGTAGTCACCGTTCGCCGGGCTGGTGGGGGCGAGATCGGAGAGCTGGACCGAGGCGCCGAGGTCCGTGGTCAGAAGGATCGCGTAGTTGCGGGCGGGAGCCCCGTAGGGCCGCTCGATGACCTCGTAGGTCCAGTCGACCGGGTCGATGTCGTCGGAGTCGCACGCCAGGAGCGTGACGGACAGCTGCCCGTTGACCCACGTACCGACGACGTCGCCCATGATGATGGTGCCGTGCTCGGCGGAGGTGACCGTGGCGACCGTCGGCCGGAAGATCACGCGGCCGCGCATCGCCGTTCCGTTCGGGGCAAGGCGGTTGTCGGTGACGGTGATGGTCTGGAGGCCGGCAGGCAGCGGCATGACGGCCTCCTCGCCTAGGTCAGTCGGAGTCCGGGGCCGTCGCTTCGCCGTTGACGAGAGTCGCGAATATGCGGGCCTGCGGCTCCTTGGCCGCGGCGACGGGCTGCACGAGGACTTCCCCGCCGGCGCCTTCGATGGTGATAAAGAGCTTGGTCATGTCCTTCTTCAGCCACAGCGCGAAGATGCCGGTGAGGGCTACGCGGGTGGCGGTGATGCGGGCCTTGGCTTCTTCGCCGCGCTCGAGCGTCACCTTGGCGCCCTCTACGGGGACATCCATCTGGTTCGGGGCTCGGAACTTGCCGCCGAACATGGTGACGCCGGCTGTTGCGGCTGCTCCGCGGATTTTGTTCATCCGGGCTGCGGCGGCCTTCTCTTCTGGTGACTTCTTGCTGCCGAACATGTGGACCCCTATGTCGCGGTTCTGGGTGCCTCATGCTGGCGTAGCGGCCGCGGGTGTCGCAGCCGTTTCACGCGGCTCGCGTGTGCCGGTGTGGCCCGCGGGCGTTGGCGGCGGGATCGCTGGGCGTGAACCGTGCCGTGCGGCTGGCCGCCGCTGCCGCAACGGTGGGGAGGTGGTAGATGGCCTCGCCGTCACCCAGAGGCATGCGTTCGATCTTGCCTCTGGATTCCCAGACGCGGATCGTGTCGGGCTTTACGCCGGCGATCCGGGCAGCGTCCCAGATACTGCCGAGGTGGTTGCGGTCCTCGATCTCGTATATCGAGGGGTGGGGGGGGGGGGCCACCGTTACCTCCCGGAACGCGTAAGGCCCCGCTCGAGAGCGAGGCCTGCTTTGGGATGGGTGTTCCACCATCAGTTCGGAGATTACAGCTCATTCGATCTCCGACACAAGCCTTACTCGGTGGAGATCGGCGGCCTGCCTTCGTCTGCGCGGATTCGATTGATCAGGTCGACGAGATCTGGCCCGGGTTCGAACCACTCGCCATGCCTCCGGAGAGCTGCGAACCGCTCGTGGAGCTGGGTCTCTTCCGTGTAGCTGCCGGGGATCCGTGCGAGAACCTGAGCGTTAACCTGCTGCGCCCGCTGCTTGAGGTTCGTTGTGGTTCCGATCTTGATGAGCCGCTCGCGCCGCATGAAGTAGACCCACCCGTCAAACGCCGGAGACTTCGGCTGGCGATATCCGCCTGCGGATCGCGGGAATGGGTCCACTTCGGCGGAGGCGGCGGCTATGGCGCCCCAGTCGAAACGGACGACCAGGTGGGCCAAGCGGTTGACGGTTGCACGCTGGTGGTCCTCGCAGAGCCTGAGCGGCTCGTCCGTTACGGCTCCCTCGTTACAAGCTTCAAACCAGCACTGTCGCCCGCTGAAGCGTGCCGCGGATACTCGGATTGTGGCCCCGCAGCCACAGCGGAAGGCGCCTGCGCCAGCACGACCGTTGGGGCTCATCTGCCGGCCGCAGCCGCAGGATATGGCGTATGCCGTCATGGGTTGATTCTCCTCTGGGCTACCGACAGTGGTTCTGCCACGGAGAGGCCCCCACGCCCGGCAGAATGCCGCTGTGGGGGCCTCCATCATGATCCGAGCCGCGTCGCGAGCTGAGTGCCAGCGCGAGCTGGATTGGTACTGCGCCGAGCGTGGCGCCCGGCCGGTGCTGCTGCCGACGGATCGGCTGGGTGAGGGCTGGATCGCGCGGGCGGTCCTCATGCCGGCGGCCCCGACCGGTGAAGGCCAGGGCCGCGACGGCTAGCGGTCACTGCTTGTTGATCGTCTTGGCGAACAGGCCGCGGGTCCGGTTGTTCACAGTGTGGTGCTGCTGGCTGACAGGCCCGTTGTAGTGGTGGTGGGTCTCGGTGTGCAGGCCCTGCAGGCCGCGGGTGGCGGTGCGGATGAGTGCGCCGACGGCGAGGACGAGGGCGACGGGTGCGGCAGCTCCGATGGCGAGCGCGGCGGGGTCGACGGTGCCGAGGGTGTACAGCACGAGCGAGGTCGCGGCCCCCATGGGGAGGGATGCGGCGCCGGCGGCGAGCATGAGGACGCTGGCGTCGGTGGCGCGCTGACTCATGGGCGGCCTGCCGGGCTGCGGGACGGGCGGGGTGGCGCCGACCGACGGCAGCGGGTTGGGGTCGCGGTAGGCGGTGGCGGGCGCGAGAGCCTCGTTGACCTCTGCGATGAGGCGTTCGGCGTCGATGGTCATGACGGACCTCCTATTCAACTGAGTCGGGAGTCGAATCGAACTGGGCGTTGAGTGCCTCCACCTCTGCGATCTGCTCGAGAATGGGGCCGAGGTCGAGCGTCATCCTTAGGTGCGCCGGGGTCTGCTTGCGCAGTTCGGAGCGGACCAGCGAGTCGCCGGGCGAGAGCATCAGCAGGTGGGCGTCGACCAGCTTCTCGACGGCGTCCAGGATCGACTTGATTTCCTGGGTGTTGCGGGCTTCGAAGGTGTACTTGGGCGGAATGGCAGGCATGACGGTCTCCTTGTACTAGGCGGCGGTCTGGGTGCTGGTGTCGCCGAGATTGTCGGCGTGGTCGGCGTGGGCCCAGATACCGCGGTCGACGTCGACGGCCCGGCCGGCCTTCTTGAGGCGGGTGAGCGCGTTCTTGACGGCGCTGACGGTGAGTCCGGTGTCCTGGGCGATGGTGTTGCGGCCGACGGGTCGCCCTCGCTGGAGGAGGTAAGCGGCGATGGTGTCGTCACTGCCAGCGGGCGTTTCGGCCTCTATCGCAGCGGTGGCGGCTGCGATGGGGTCGGCTGAGGTCTGTGCACTCGGCGCGTCCGGGAGGATGACGGGTTCGCCGCGGAGTCGCGCTGCGAGGCGGTCGTGGCGTTCGGTGTAGGCCTTGCCGGTGCAGGCTTGCGCGGATGCTTCGGGTGTGGGGGTGGCGCCTGTGGTGGCCCAGTGGGCGGGGTCGCGGTCGAAGTGGGCGCGGAACTGGGCCTGGCGGTTGTCGGGGCCCTTGATGTAGCCGAGGCCGGCGGTGGATGTCTTGTCGGGCCAGTACATGGGCAGCTGGGACGGGTTGACCTCCCAGCCGGGCAGGCCGATGGAGTCGGTGAGCGTGGATGCGGTGCGGAACATGACGGTGTTGCCGGACTGGAGCTGTTCGCGGATGTCGGTGGATTCGGGTCCGGAGCCGTACATGTTGGCCTTGGGGCCTTGGAAGACGAGGCGGAGCTTGATGCCGCACTTGCGGGCCATGAGCACGATCTCGAGGACCAGTGCGGGCGCCCCGGGGAGGGCGAGGACGCGGTGGGCTTCGTCGATGGTGACGGAGATCAGCGGGTCGGGGGCGCCGACGACGAAGTGGTCTCGGCCGCGGAGGGTGCGCCCCTTGTGGTCGATGAACTCCATCATCGAGTAGCGGCCGGACCGCTCGTACATGACCTTGCGGACTTCGTGGAGCATGGCAAGGCCGCCCTGGGCGGTGTCCTCGTACCAGTCGACGGCCTCCCTCCAGCGCGGTAGGGACTGGCCGCCTTGGGGGTCGCACACCCAGGACACGATGCCGTTGTGGCGTTCGGTGCCGAGGAGCATGTCGAGGAAGCGGGACTTGCCGCCGTCGGTGGCCCCGTAGATGACGGAGTGGACGGGCCCGGACGGCTTCCAGAACGCGTAGTGGGCGGGCGCCCCGTCGTAGAAGATCCCGACTTCGGCTTGCCCGGTCTTGGTGTCAAGGATGTGCGGGCCGGGGTAGTCGGTGCCCTTCGCGAGCGGGTTGTGGTCGAAGACGGCGATGATCGCCCGACGGGCTGACTTACCCATTGCCTTCTCGACCTGAATCATCTCTTCGGGCAGGTCCAGGTCGCCGGCGATGTCGTTGACGGCCGCGACGGCGCGCCGCCAGTTGCCCTTTTTGAGGACGATGACGCCGGTCCAGCCGTAGTCGGTGGTGACGACATCGACGAGCTTGGAGCCGGGCAGCGACCCCTCGGCGCAGGCGACTTCCTCCTGCCAGGCTTTCATCTGCTCGCCGAGGTCGGTGACAGCGGGGGCTGCGGTGCGGCGTCCGCGCCGCCACCAGTAGATGCCGTGGGCGAGGCCCCAGGTGAGGAGGAGGCCGGGGTAGGGGCTGTGGCCGGGCTGGAGTCCGCCGGTGGCCGCCATCGCGGTGAGGAGGCCGCCGCCGGTGGTGACGGCGGACGTCGCGGCGATGACGTCGCGGCGGGCGGGCATCCGCTTGCGGAGCCGCTTCTTGCCTACGCGGGCGTTCCAGCGGCCCCATGCTGCGGTGACCGCGGTCCCGGTGAGGGTGGCGGCGACGGCGGTCTTCCACCCGTCCGCGGGTACGGACAGCGCACTGCCGGCGAGGGCGAGGGTGGTGGTTGCGTAGAGGGGTGCCATGCCGCGGCGGGTCCGGTAGGCGAGCCGCATCAGCCGGCGGGCCCGCTTCGAGGCCGTCTTCCGGCTCTTCCCGGCGTTGGCGGTGGTGGTGCTGGGCTTGGCGACGGTGCTGGTGTTCGACATGGCGGCCGTGTCTCCGTGTGTCGCGGCGGGAAGCGGAGCGGCCCCGGTGGTCGCCGGGGCCGCCGGGATGCCTTAGACGTCGTTTGTGTAGGCCTCCTTGGCCGCCATGCGTCCGCCCTGGGCTGCGACGGCTTCCTGGATGTGGGTGTGCCGGTCGTGGATGTTGCGGCTGGACTGGGTGGCGATGGCGGCACTGTCGAGGGCGGCCTTCTGGTACTGCTGAGCCATGGAGAGGGCCGCCGTGTAGGTGTCGCGGAGGGCGAGGAGCTCGTCGAGGGTGCCGCCGTCGTCTCCGAATTCGAGGGCGCCGGCCTGCTCGATGGCGGCCTCGATGGCGGCGAGCTGGTCGGCTGCCCGCTGGGCGAGGGCCGCGGCTTCCTCGGCGGTGACGTTGGCTTCGGAAGCGAAGCGGGCCACGGCGGCCTTGAGGGTGTTGACGCCGGTCACTTCGGGGATGGTGGCGAGGGCCATGGGGTCGTCTCCTGGGGTGTCGGGCTGGTCGGAGTTCTTGATCAGGACGAGGGTGGGCTTGGTGTCGGTCACCGGGTCGGGTGCGACGGGGTTGGTGGCCTGGGCCGGCTCCGAGGCGGGTCCGGTCTCGGGCTTGGATTCGGCGGCCGGTTCGTCTTTGCCGAAGCGGGCGGCGGCACGCTTGCGGGCCTTGGGCCACTCGCGCTTCCAGCCGCGGACGAAGCCCTTGCCGAAGGTCTGAGCGAAGGTGGCCGCGGTCGCCGTGTAGGCGGCGAGTTTCGCGCCGAGCTTCCGGCCGGCCTTCTTTCCGGCCTTGGCGACCCGCTTCTTGTGCTTGTCGCCGACCTCGCCGAGCGCGCTGTCGATCGCCTTGGCGCAGCAGTAGGCGATCGCGAAGAGCAGGATGAGGGCGAGCACGGTCACATCCCCAGGAGCAGGCCGATGAGGCGGCCGACCTGGGTGGCGATGAATCCGAGCAGGCCCGCGGCGCCCTCACCGAGAGACCCGGGGATCATGACGGCCAGGAACGGGGTGACCGCGGCCAGAATCAGCGTCCGCGGCTGCACCCCGGTCATGAAGTCGGAGATCAGCCACAGCAGCGCGGCCAGCGCCACGGCAAAGCTGATCCCGACGCCCGTGTACTGGCCGACGATCCCCGACACCGCGCCGTCCACGACGGTCACCGTCCGGTTGAGGAACTGGCCGACCGGGGTCGAGACCAGACCGACGGACGCGGTCAAGACGAGGATGGTCTGGATCTGCGGGCTCTTGACCTTCCCGGCGAGCTTGTTGATCCACGGGAGGCGGTCGGCGACGAACAGCACGCCGGCTGCGCCCAGGCAGGTCCCTCCGGTGGCGACGGAGATCCCTGCATCGATAGCAGGCATATCAGGTTCCCCTCTTGCGGTGACGGTGTGTTAGTGGTTTCATCGCGCGCGCGGGCGCGCGGGGGCGCGTTGGAGCCGGCGGCTCGTCCCGGACGGCTTGAGCCGAGCCGTTGAGCCATTACGGACGGTCAGCTCGCCGCGATGTCTTGCCTCAGTTCGTCCAGCAGCTGGACGGCCTGCCGGGCGGCTGCTGCCCGCTGGGATTCGGGGAGCTTGGCGATCGCGGCGCGGAGTTGGTCCACGGCGATCGGCAGTGCGGTGAGGGGGCCTTCGGCGTCCGCGGCTCGCCGCCTGTCGCCCAGGTGCTGGGCGGACCGGGCCTGTCGTTCGGCCTGTCGGGGGCGGCGGGTGCGGGGCGTCATCGGTTCCCTCCGGGTGTGTGGTCTGCCGGGTCTGCTTGCCGGGTCTGCGAGGGTGCCGCTCACCGGTTCACTCGACGGCTTGACCTGCTGGTTTGTGGTTCGGACTGCTTCCGGCAGTCTCAGCAAGGTCCAGCAACAGGGGTGCTGGGCCTCACTGGCGGTGCCGGCGTGCGTCAGGCGGAGACGGTCTGGGCTTCGCGGGTCTCGATCTCGCCCCAGATACGGCGGACGCGGTGCTCGCCGCCCTGGAAGCCGGCCTTGCGGAACGCTTCCTGAGCCTGGCGGTAGGAGCGGGGCGGTTCCATGGCGTAGCGGAGCCAGCGGAGTACGACGTCGAGCTGTTCGTCGGACAGCTGGGCGCGGGGCTGGGGCAGGGGTACGCCGTCGATGTCGGCCAGTTCCTGCAGCGTCATGGCCCGCTCTACGTGGACCTGCTCGACGGGCTCGGCCTCGTCCGTTTCGTCCGGTGTCACAGGCTGTGGTGTCACGCCCGCGATCTCCGGCCTGACCTGTGTGACACCCGTGACACTCTGCTGTGTCACGGCGTGGCGTGACACGGTCAGCGCCAGGTCCCGCGTCAGGAAGGCGCGGGCGGCCTCGCCGTACTTCTTGTCGGCCTCGGCGAGGGTCTTCTCGGCCTTGGCGCGGGCCTCGTTGATCTCTGCCTGAGCCATGGTGAGGACTTCAGCGCGGGCGATTTGGCGGCGCAGCTCGGCGCGGTGCCCGGCAGTCTCGGTGAGGACTTCTGTGTGGGCTTTCGATTCCAGGTGCCGGGCGTCGGCTGCGGCGAGGGCGCGGGCGTTGCGGTCGGCGGCCGACTGCTTGGCGATCTGGGCCGCTGTCGTAGGGTCCGCGAGCATGTTGCCGGCGAACAGGCGGAGACCCATGAACACGGCGGCCGCAACGGGGACGAAAGCGAACACCTGGGCGTGGCCGAGCTTCAGGAGCGTGGCCACCGAAACGGCGATGGCGACCAGGGCGACGGCGAGGAACACGGCCATGCCGACCTTCGACCGCTGCCGGATCGCGACCTCGGACATGCGCAGGGCGCCGATCCAGAGGGCGTCGTAGACGATGGCGATGGACCAGCCGACCGCGAGGGCGGCCTTGCCGTGCAGGCCGATCATCTCGCCGAGCTGTCCGCCGACTGTCACGGCCATGAGGGCCAGGGCTGCGGCGGTGAGGAGCTTTTCCACGATGGCGAAGACGTCCATGCGGACGTCCCGCAGCTTGCTGAGGTTCACTTCTCCCCCTTCCGGGTTGGAGAGATCAGGCCGCGTGGGGCGGGTCGATGGCGGTCGACGTCTGCCGGAACTCGATGACCTGGATGCGGGCCTCGAGGTCGACGGCCGCGGCCTTCAGCCGGTCGAGGGTCTCCCGGTCGCGCCAAGCGTCGTCGGTCTGGGCGTTGAGCAGGGTCAGGTCGTTCATCGCGGTGGTCCTCTCTCGGTGGTCAGGCGGTGGGCTCGGGGGTGGGGTCGGCGCTCTCGTCGCTGCTGGCAGCCGGGTCGAGGATCTTGACGGCGGCGCTGAGGACGATGAGCGCGCCGCCGGCGACGAGGAGCAGGCCGACCTCGGCGACATCGGACAGGTGCTGACGGACGGAGCGGGACATGGCTGTCCTCCAATCGGTGGGTGCCGGGGTGGGTAGGGCCGGCGGTGTGGCCGGCCTGGGGTTCAGCTGCGGTGGGTGTGCTGCTGGCCGCTGATGGCGCCGAGCTGGGTGCGGGCGTCGGCGGCGGCCTGCGCGGCCTGGGCGGGCGGCCGGTAGTCGGCGGCGCACTGCTGCGGGGTCGCCGGCCGGTCGATGATCGGGTGGTCCTGCTGGGCGGCGGCCATCAGACCGGCTGCCGGGTGCGGGCGGCGATCTGCTCACGGGTGACGAGGGCCGCGTAGCGGTGCCATTCGGCGACCGGCCTGGGGGTCAGCCTGTCCGCGGCGCGGTAGAGGCGCCCGACACGGGCCGTCTCGTACCGGGTGAGGCCGGGAAGGCCGGGGAGGGTGCTCGCCGCGGCGAGGGCCGCCTGGAAGGGGGCGGCGAGCTTGTCGAGCCTGAGCGACCGGGTGGACGGGGCGGCCATCAGGCGGCGCTCGCGGCGGACAGGGCCTGGGTCAGGCGGCCCGTCGGGATGTGCTGGCCGTAGGGAGCGCGTCCGACGAGGACGTCGGCGAGCCTGCGGGTGTCGATCCCGACGATGGTGGCGAGGGCCTCGACCTTGTGCGGCTGGTCGGGGTTGTAGCCCGCGGCCCGCATGGTGGTGCGCAGGCGCAGAACCTCGCGGGCGATCGCCGGCACCGGGACCGTGCGGTCGATGAGGTGCAGGTGCCCGGACCGGGCGAGCTCGGTGCAGGTGTCGGTGAGGGTGGTGCGCGCCCGGCTGATCGCGTCGAGCTGGGAGTCGCGCAGGTCGGCGGCGGCGAGGCCGGCGAACTCGGCGACGACGCGGGCGGCGGCCTCGTGGCGGTCGACGATGAGCGTCAGCGGGCCGGTGCCGGTCTTGCGCCCGACGACGATGTGTCGGCGGGAGGGGACCCGGGCGGATGCCCGGGTAGAGTTCGTGGAAGCCATCAGGGGACCCTTCTGAAGTTCCTGGTGGTTAGGCCCTGGCCCTGGGAGTGGAGTCCCGTGGCGCTGGGGCCGTTCTGTTTTCGGTTGTGGTGCTGTGCCGGTGGAGCGGCATGAGTTGGCCCCTTCGAGGTGGTGGAGCACCCCGAGTGGCACTCCACTAACGTAGCGCCTTCTCTGGACCGTGGCAATCCACTGTGGGACGATTCCTGCATGCCAGCCGGAATCCACCTCAAGAGAGCTCGCACGTATCGCCCCGAGCCCGACGTATACGAGAAGGCCAAGGCCGCAGTTGCCGAGGTCGACTCCGACATGAACGCGCACATCAACGCGTTCCTGCTGTGGCTGATCCACGAAACGGACGAGCTGCCGCCGCGCCCTCCGAAGCGGGTGGCGGCCTGACTGCTGTTTGCCATGCCTTCGAGTCAATCGGCTGGGTGACTGGCCGACGAGCGGCTGCCGTATAGCCGCCGTACACGAGACGATCAGTGGCTGTACAGGTCGCAGGACTCGGGACGCCGGGAGGCGCGAGAGTGGACGTCATCGACACCTGGACCGGCGAGCTGGCCTGCCACCTACAGGCCGCGCACCGCTGGAGCCGCGAGGACTTCGCCGCGCGCCTGGGGGTGCACCCGCAGACCGTGGCGGGCTGGCACACCCGGCCGGGCATCGTGCCCCGCGGCGAGATCCAGGCCGCCCTCGACACCCTCTACGAGAAGGCCGACCCGCCCGTGCGCCTGCGCTTCGCCCGCCTCGCCCAGCCGCCCACCGACACCTCGGCGCAGGCCCTGCGTGTCGCGATCGCCGTGGTTCGCCGCGGCGCCGAGGTGCTGCTCGTGCAGCGCCGGGACGACGGCGCTCTCCGCTGGCAGTTCCCCGCGGGGATCGTGAAGCCGGGCGGCTCATCGGAGGCGGTGGCCATCCGCGAGACCCACAACGAGACCGGCGTCCACTGCGCGGTGCAGGAGACGCTCGGCGAGCGGATCCACCCGGTCTCCGGAGCGCTCTGCGGCTACTACCTCGCCGAGTACCTGACCGGCGAAGCCTCCAACCTGGACACCGCCGAGAACGCGTCGGTGACCTGGGTTCCGGTCTCCAGCCTGACCCGCTTCATCCCTGCCGACCGGATCTACCGGCCGGTCCTTGACGCCCTAGGAGTATCCGCGTGACCGACACCAAGCCCGCCGTCTCCATGGCGATCATCGTGAAGGGCGGCCGCGTGCTGATGGTCCGCCGCCGGCAGCAGGAAGGCAGGCTGCTGTGGGCGTTCCCCGGCGGCGGCATCGAGGCCGGGGAGACGCCGGAGCAGGCAGCTGTCCGCGAGGTCGCCGAGGAGGTAGCGCTCGAGGCCAAGGCCGTCCGGGTCCTCGGCGCCCGCGTCCACCCGCAGACCGGCGCCGACATGACCTACGTGGCGTGCGAGCCGGTCGCCGGCGAGGCCCGCGTCGAGGACGACGAGGAGCTGGCCGAGGTCGCCTGGATCGCGCTCGACGATATCCCCACCTACGTGCCGTGGGGGCTGTACGGGCCGGTGCAGGACTACCTCGACGAGGTGCTGGCCGCCTGACCCCGGACATGCGAGAAGGCCCCCACCCGGTTCGGGTGGGGGCCTTCTTCATGCCGCGGTCCTGCTGACCACGGGTAGCTGGAGGACTTCGGCGTGCCCGTACTGGGTGTTGCAGCCGGGGCAGCGGGCGCCGGGGGTGTCGATGGTGACGCGGAGGATCTGGCCGCACGTGCACTGGACGGGTATGCGGCGGGGCGGTTTCTCTCCGGTCAGCTGACTCTCGGCCTGCCGCTTGATCTGGCCGACCTCGTGGGCGAACTCGGCGAAGGCGGGGTGCGCGCTCGCGGCCCAGGCGAGGTTGGTCCGGAGGGCGTGGACGGCCTGGTCGAGCTGGCCTTGGAGGTCGCCGGCCCAGCGGGGGTAGCGCCAGCCGAGGGTGTCGTGCCAGTCGACGAGCCACGTCTGCAGGATGGTGATGATGCCGCCGCGGGCGGTGAGGGAGAGTGGTTCGAGGCGGACGGGGATGGGCGCGTTTCGGGAGCCGGAGACGGACGGTCCGCGGTTGCTGCTGCCGGGGGTGAGGCTGACGGCGAGTCGGGCGTAGAGGCCGGCGGGTCCGGCGAGGGCGCGGAGGTGTTGGTCGACGCGGTTGGTGCAGGGGCGGCAGGCCTGGTGGTCGAGCTCGTCGGCGTAGAGGGCGCTTGTGCAGACGGTGCAGTGCATGCGGTGCTCCTGGGGCGGCGCTGGGTGGGATCAGGCGGTGTGGCGGGGCTTCCAGTTCGGGCCGCGGAGGGCGGCAGGCACGTCGGATGTCGGGGTCGTGGAGCGGAGGGTTTCGTCGAGCTCGCGGAGCTGGGCGGCGAGCCAGTCGGCGTGGCTCTTGTAGAGCGACACCGGCCTTTCCAGCTCGGGCCGGTCGAGCCGCGTGCGCTCGTCGTCGGTGAGGCCGTAGCCCTCGGCGAGGGCGAGGAGCGTCTCGCAGTCGTTGGCGTGGTCGACGAGGTAGCCGGTGTCGTCGTAGCCGCAGCCGTGGCAGGCGTACTGGTCCCATCTGTTACCGCCGGCGTAGTGGTGGATGTCGAGGATCTTTCGGTCGGCGGCGCAGCGGCGGAGCACCGCGGCTGGGTCGTTGCCGACCACGAACACGCCGGTCGCGTGGAGCTGCCGGCCTGACAGCGCGAGCATCTCGGCGACCTGAATGCCGTCGGCCGCGAGGACCGCGTCGTCGTCGGTTTCGAAGGTCCACGGCCAGGGCGGGCACGCTTCGACGGCGGTCTCGGTGTCGCGGATCCGCTGGAGGATCCAGTCGCGCAGGTCAGGCATCGGGGGTCTCCTGGGGGTCGAGGGCGGCGAGAGCGTCCGAAAGGGCGCGCCGGGTCTGAGGTTCAAGCGTGTTGAGCATCCAGCGGTCCAGTTCGGCGCGGACGCGGGCGATGGTGGCTTCGGCCCGCTCGGCGCGTTGCCGGAGTTCCTCGTAGGCCTCCGCGGTGGGGCCGGCGTCGCCGCGGCCGCAGTGCGGGCAGTAGCCGGCGTCCGTGATCGCCTCCCGCCGGGTGTGCGGGTCAGTGGGGTCGGTCTCGGTCACAGCAGATCTCCGGGTGGTGGTGGGTGGTCACGTTGCGGTAGGGGCGGGGCGTCCGGGGTGGCGGGCCGTGGAGGTCGAGGAACGCCTGTTCGTCGGGATCGGGTGCCGCGGTGTCGCAGGGTTCGATGTCCCAGCCCGGCCCCCACAGCTCGAGCTGGTCGGTCACGGGGCGGGCTCGGTTGCGGTGCGGTGCGGTGTGGCGCCGGGTGTGGGGTCGGTCCACATGAGGGTGGTGTCGCCGACGGTCGGGCCGCGGTGCCAGGTGTCGTGGCCGGCGGTGAGGGTGCAGTGGTGGGTGCGGCCGGTGATCGGCTGGTCGTCGAGGCTCGCGGTGCAGGGGGCGGGCATGGCTACTCCTCGGTGCTGGTGGCGGCCTGGGTGCACCAGGGGCAGCCGGTGACGGGGCTGGTGTGGTGCTGGTCGTGGACGGGCCGGTAGTGCGTGCAGTGCTCCGGCTCGCCGCGGTCGGAGGCGGGTTCGCGGGTGATGGCGCGGGCGACGGCGAGGGCTTCGGGTGCAGCGCTGCGGTGCCCGAACTCGGCGAGGGTGTACGCCTCCTGCCGTGCCTCCCGCTCCAGCCAGTCGGCGATGAGGAAGCCGAACTCGGGGTCGATGCCGATCGTCAGGCCGGGGTGGTGGAACGGGTTGCGTAGCTGGAAAGCGGCTGCTGCGAGCTCTTCGGTCGCGGTCATTGGTCTCTCCGGTGTCGTGGCGTGTGCGGCCGTCTGCGGGCTGTTCGGGTGTGGGCGGGTCGCGGGAACGGCGCGGCCCCAGTTCCGGTGGTGTGGGTGGTGTCCGGGCCGGCCGCCCCGGGCGGGACGGCCGGTGAGGGCGGGTTACAGGCGGCTGGGGTGTGAGGCGATGTCCGCGTCGGCCATGGCGCGCATGCACGCCGCTTCCGGGTCCTCCACGACGGCGGCGCGCGCGGTCGGGCTGGCGGGCGGGTCGATGTCGAGCGCGCGCATCACGGCGTTGAGCACGGTGTCCGGGTCGGCGGTCTCCCAGTCGAGGCCCTCGACCGCGTGCCAGGCTCGGTCGTGCTCCAGCTCGGTCAGACGGCGGCGCGGATTGGTCTTGGCGGTCATGTGGGTCTCCTTCGGGTTGGGTTAGGTGGTGTGGGTCGGGCTTGCCCCGTGCGGGCCCCTGTACGGCCCTGTGCGGCCCTTCGGGCCGGGGTTGGTGTCTGCGGGCCTTGCGTCGCCTTACGGCCCCTCAGGCGGCCTCTGCGGGCTTCGGGATCGTCGGCCGGTGGATGGCGGCCTCGACGAGGGCGACGGGCAGGGTGTCGTGGCCTCGACGCCGGGCGCCCACTGCGAGCCGAGCGAGGGCGTCGATGCGAGCGGTCCGGATCTGCGTCGTCCAGGTCCGCCGAGGCCCGTACAGGGCGTGGATGCCGGCCCGGAGCCGGGCGGCCTCGGCGGCGGACAGCGGCCCGCGCTCGGCCCGGTCGGCCAGGTTCAGCAGCTGCTCGCGGGTCGGCCGGGGCGCGGTCACGACTCGGCCTCGGCGTGCTTCGGGCAGAGGTCGCGGCCGTCCCGGGTCCACCGCCACCCTCGCTCGGCCTTCAGCAGGCGGCGCAGTTCCCGGTGGTTGGCGACCCGCACCGGCCAGTGGCCCTCGCTGTCGCACTGGCCATCGGATGAGCTTGGGTCGGTGGCATTGCAGTGGACGATCAAGTAGGCGTCAGCGGTCATCGGGGTCTCCGTTCGTGAGAGTCTGGTCGGGTACCCCCGCCCGCTGCCTGGGCGGGGGTGCACTGCTGTCAGGCGGTGGTGAGCGCGTGCTGGCTGAGCGCGGCGGCGACGAGCGCGTGGGCGAGCGGGGGCGGGCACAGGTTCCCGATCTGCTGAGCTACGTCACCGCCGGCCCACTGCCAATCGGCGGGCATGCCCTGCAGGATTCCGGCCTCGCTGTGGGTAAGCCGCGGGAGTTCGCGGCCGGTCGGGTCGACGAGCCGCAGCCGGCTGATCTTCCCGGTGACGGTGAATGCGGGCTCGCGGCTGGTGCGTCGGCCGCGGTTCTTCGGGTCGCCGCCCGTCCCGTAGTTGGAGATCACCTCGAACGGCCAGCCGCCGCGGATGACGTCGCCCATCGCCACCCACGGCAGCAGAGCCGGGTCGCCTTCGTGCTGCGGGACGCCCTTGCGGTACGGGCGGTGGGTCGGGGCGGGCAGGTGGGCGTCAGCCGCGTACCGGGCGACGAGGACGGCGCGGCGGCGGGTCTGCGGGATGCCGTACTGCTCGGTGCGGAGGATGCCGGTGGCGACGCCGTACCCGAGGCGCTCGAGGACCGTGGCGTAGGCAGTCCAGACGGGGAGGACCGCGGGGACCTGCTCGAGGACGACGGCCTCGTAGGGGCGGTCGAGGCGTTCGGCTTCGAGGATCCAGCGGAGGGGCTCGAGGACGAGGCCGGTGCGGTCGTCGGCGAACGCGGGGACCGGGTGGCCGGTGGCCATGCCGTGAACGGCGGCGACGAGGGTGGCGAGCTCGACCCTCCCGGATCCGGTGCCGGCCATGGTGAACGTCTGGCAGGGCGGCCCTCCGGCGAGGAGGCGACGGTCGGGGAAGTCGGCGGGGCCGTGCCGGCGGACGTCGGCGTGGATGGTGGGGAGGCCGTTGGCGCGGCGGGTGGCGACGGCGTTGGCGTCCCACTCGATGCCGATGCCGGGGGCTCCGGCGGTGCGGGCGCCGAGGGTCATGCCGCCGGGGCCGGCGAACAGGTCGGTCATCGGGTGGCCTTTCGGGGTCGGGGCGGGATGGGCTGCTGCCAGTCAGTGCCGTCAAGGGCGGCGAGGAGCTGGGCCCGGTTGCGGGTCTGCTCGGCGGCGGTCCAGCGGGGACGGCGCGGGTTGTGGAGGGCGGCGGTGATGCCGGCCTGGCAGCGGGCCTGCTGCTCGACGGTCGCGGCGGTCACCGGTCAGCCTCGGCGGAGGGCAGCGTGTACCCGGCGCGCTTCAGGTCGGTGACGAGGTCGCTCGCGTCGAGGCCCTGTCCGTCGTTCACGTCCTCGTACCAGTCGGCAACGATGCGGAGGATTGCGGAGGCCTCGGGGTTCTGTGCTGGCACCGGGATGAGGACGCTGGGGTCGATGGCGTTGAGCGTGGCGGCCAGGCAGTAGCGGGCGCCGAAGGCCTCGCTGCCGGGGTCGTTGCTCCAGAACATCAGGTCGTCGAGGACGGCGAGGGCTCGGCGGGCGTCTGAGATCAGGCGGTCGGTGTCGGTCATGCTGCGGTTCCTTCGGCTTCGGTGTAGCGGGCGTCGTGGACGGGGCTGGTGTCGGGGCGCTGTACGCCGCTGTCGTGGCAGGGGGTGCCGGGTGCGGTCTGGCAGGTGGTGCAGACGGCGACGGCGATCACCCAGGTGGCGATGCGGCTGGGGTGGGGTTCGGTTTTGGTGATGCCGGCGGCGGGGGTGGTGCAGCGGGCGAGGGGTGCGGCGCCGCAGTGGGGGCAGCGGTAGTCGAGGGCAGGGTGCCGGCGGCCTCGGCGGAGGCCGGGCGGCATCGGGGCGGAGCGGGGGCGGTCGGCCATTAAGTGCTCCCGCTAGTTGTCGAGGTCGGCGATGAGGAGCCAGGCGGGGGCTGTGGTGTCGGTGTGGCCGAGGAGCCCGGCGGCGGCCTTGAGGGCGGCGTCCCAGGCGTCCAGCTCGGGCCTGTGGCTGAGTGTTTCGGGAGCGACGGTGAGAAAGCCCCCAGCGTCGACGCCGTGGCATTCGGTGGTCAGGTAGGTCTGCTGCTCGTCAAAGCGGCCGGCGGTGAGGTAGCTGACACCGTTGTTGAGGCTCTGAAGGGCGGTTTCGACGGTGTCGGTTTCGGTGTCCGGGATCCGGATGGCGTAGGCGAGGTAGGCGGAGCTGTAAAAGCGCATTGCGGCTCTCCTTCAGGGGGTGTGGGGCTGGCTGGGTGTGGTGCATCCGGGGCATTCGCAGTGGGTGCCGGTCTGGGTTCCGACGCGGTCGCGTTGGAGGGCAGCCATCCAGGCACCGGGCGGTTGTGCGGGGAGCGGGCTGGGCGGTCGGCTGCCGGCCGGCCAGGCGCCTGGGGCGTGGCCGGGCGGGCGCGGGGCGGGCGTCGGCTTGGCGGGGCTTTTGCGGGCTTGTCCTTCGGCCATCTGCAGGCGGAGGTAGTCGCGGAGGCTGCCCTCCTTCCGCATGGCCTTGATGTCGTCGCGGCCGATGTCGCTCACTGCGCGTCCTCGACGATCTCGGCGTCGTGGATCTCGTCGGCGTGCTCGGCGAGGTAGCGGGCCGAGATGGCGCGCCGTCGGGCTTCCTCCGCGGCCGCAGCTTCCGGGTCTGGCAGGGGCTGGCCGCCGGCAAGGAGGCGGCGCTCGGGGTGGGGGGAGCGCTCCTTGCCGAGCGGGTGCCGGTCGCCGAGGGCGGGGCGTCGACAGGGGCGACCTATGGCGGCCTCGCACTTGGGGCAGACCACACCGAGCGGGCCAGCCCGCCGGACCGTGCTGACCGCCTCCGCCTGGGGGTCGCTGTCGTCGGGGTTGGGGACGGCGCGGTTGCCCTGCCAGCCGCGGGCCTCAAGCTCCTGCATGAACTCTTTGGACGGGCCGCCCGTGAGGGCGAGCCGTCCGGCGGGGGCCGGTACGTGGCCGGAGGCGATGGCCTGAACCTGGCCGCGGTAGCGGGCGAGGTACTCGGCGGTGCTCTCACCGGCGACCGGCTCGTACTGGAAGTTCTCCAGCCGCGCGGACCGGATCTTGGATCGAAGGGTGCGGACGTGGTGGGGCAGGATCCACAGCTTCGCGTCGGGGTCCTTCGGCGGGGTCGTGTAGTAGGCGTCGATGGCGGCTTTGGCGTCGGCGTCCAGCGGTACGTCGCGGAGGGCCGAGGACCAGGCGATCGCGGCGGCAGTGCTGGGCTTGCGGTTGTCGAAGGCGGCGCAGTAGCCGAGGAGCTTGGCGGCTTCCTTCTCGTTCATGCGGAGTCCTCGGAGTCGAAGGAGTCGGCGATGGCGGCCCAGCCGGCGACGGTGGCGTCGGTGCCGGTGAGGGTCTGGCCGGAGGGGAGTTGGACGACGTTGCCGCCGGGCCGCTGCTGCTGGCGTTGGCTGGCGCGCTTGGCGTCGTCGCGGATCCACTTCTGCCAGGCGTCGGGCCATGAGCGGCGATTGACGCCTGTGGAGCGGTAGTGGCTGACGAACTGGGCGGTCGAGTGCTCGACGTCGAGGCCGGGGTAGACGCCTTCGGCCCAGCGGCGCATGGAGTCGGTGACCGCGAATCCGGCGTCGTCGATCGGGGCGCTTGGCGCGAGCCCCTGGGGTCCGTAGGTAGAAGCACCCACCTCAGCCATAGAGGTTGTTGGTGGTTCTACTGGTGGTTGATTGGTGGTTACGGCGGCACTGAGTGCGTGACGGCCGGATTTAAAGTGCGTGACGTCACGCACTTCAAGTGCGTGACGGCCGGACTCAGAGTGCGTGACATCCGGATTCGTCACGGATTCCGCGTCCGTGACGGTCACGTCGTTTGAGTGCGTGACACGCTTGGCGCGGGACCGACGCTTCCGCTCCGCAGCCGCCTCCCTCGAAGCCGCCTCCTCCCTCTCCAGTTCCACCCAGTCAGAGGCGTCCCGGAGCAGGTGCATCGACAGCTTGTACTTGATCCGGTCTTGGACCATGCCGTCGCGGACGATCAGCTTGGCGTCCTCCAGCCGGCGCAGCGCTCGCTGAACGGTGCGCCGGTCGTAGCCGGTGCGGTACTGGAGGCGGGTGACCGAGGGGTGCGCGTTGGTGCCGGTCTTAGATGCGTGTTCTGCGAGGGCCTGGAGCACGTGCCGCGACGTGCTGTCCGGCTTACCGGACGGCGTGCGCAGCATGGGCGCGTCGTCCATAGCCCAGTTCACGGCCTCGTTGCTCACGGCGTCTTCTCTCTGGCTGGCTGGTGCGGGTGGCTAGGCGGCGGTGGCGTCGGCGGCGGTTTTCTGCCGGTAGAGGGAGAGCGCCCGCTGGAGTCCGTCGCGGGTGACGCCGAGGCGTTCGGCGATCTGCTGCCGGCTGTGGCCCAGGCGCTCGAGCTCTGCGCAGTTCTCGGCGAGGGCGACGTACCGGGGTACGTCTTCGGGGAGGCACGGCCCTGCGGCCGGGTCGTCGATCGTGTCGTCGTCCCACCACGCCGGCGCCAGGAAGCCGAGCTGCGCAGCACGGTTGCGTTGCCGACGCGCGACCCAAGCAGTGACCCCGTGGTCCTCGGCCTGGCCAATGGAAGCCCAGGCGTAGAGGTCCCGGATGGCTCGGGCGAGGCGCGCCTTGACGCCAGGGTGCGTGTGCACCCGCTCGATGGAAGCAACGTTCCCGAAGCCGAGTTGGCGGTGGATTGCTGCTGCCGTCCAGCCGATCGCCGCGAGGGCCTGCACTCGCCGGGCTGTCCCGGTGCTGTCGACTACCCCCAGGTCGGGGTAGTCGTCGAGGGTGGGCCAGTAGGCCAGGAGTGCCGTCGCGCTTTCGGTCCGGATCTTTCGTGCCGGCGGGTAGGGGTCTCTGCCGTACACGAGGTGGTCGAGCGTGGCGATGGTGACGCCGGTCTTCTCGGAGAGGGTCGTGATGGCCATGCCGGTCTCGCGGATGGCCTGTACGTGCTGGCGGACCGGCTCTGCGTCGACGAAGGGCTGCCACTGGCCGTAGGCGATGAGTCGCCGGCGGCGCCTCATCCAGCGGGCGGTGGCGGCTCGCATTGCGGGGGTGGTGTCGGTGGCCATCAGGGTTCCTCCGTCCTGCGGATCTGGTGGGGGATGTCGTGCGCGAATCCGGCGACGATCTGTTCGAAGGCCAGCGCTTCGTCGTCGGTGAGCGGGCCCTGGGTGCGGGCGGCCTGCCGTGCGGTGCGCTGGAAGCGGCGGTGGGTGCGTCGCTTGATGTGCCGGTCGAGCGCCTTGGAGGCGAGCCAGATCAGGCCGATGGTGACGGCGAGGGTGGCGCCGATCGCGGTCTCGACGCCGTCCATCAGGCCGCCGCCCGTCGTGCGGCCCTCGCCTTGGCCTGCTCGGCCTTGCGGGCCCGCTCGTCTCGGCGGATCTTCAGGAAGCGGCCGGGGCTGGTCGTCAGCCGGTACGTGTAGACCTTTTTGCCGCGGGCCTTCGGGTTGATGGAGCGGACCTCGCCGACCTGGACGAGCAGGTGGGGTTCCCGCATGAGCAGGCCGTGGAAGTACAGGCCGGCCTGCTGGTGCTGGTGGCCCGGGAGGACGGTTCGGATGTCGTTCATGGAGAACGGCTGACCGTCGGCGGCTATCGCGGCGACCGCCTGGTCGTAGACGGCTTCGGTCCAGTCGGAGACGTTGGAGTAGAGGGACGCGAGGTGCTCGTTGGCCTTGATCCGGGCCTGCTCGGGGGTGAGGTCCATGGCGGTGTCCTTCCGAATCTGCTGTCCTGGGGTGGGCCGGCCGCATTCCCGGCGGCCGGCCCGGGTTTCTACTGGGCGCCGAGCGTCAGCAGACGGGTGTTGATGTAGTCGGCGAGGGTGACCGCCGAGCCGTCGGCCGGGTCGAGGAGCGGCGTGGCCTGCAGGCCGCGAGACTCGACCTCTACGAGCAGGGTTGACAGCGCGTCCTGGCCGGCCTCGGCCGCGGTGGCGCGGTCGACGTAGGTGGCCGGATCGACGGGCGCCGCGCCGTCGTTGAGCCAGGTGTTCAGCGTCTTCGCGATCTGCATGCCGTCGGGCCTGGTCACGTTCAGGCCGTGCAATTCGGGGCAGCGGGACTTGATGACGGTGAGCCGGTTGTCGGTGTCCATTTGAGCGACGACATCGAACTCGTACTCCACGCCGCGTCGCTGCTCGGGTCGGGTGCCGAGGCGTACCGGCTCCTTCTTCCCATTGGCGTTGGTCTGCAGGGACCACTCGGTGTGTGACCGCATCGTGGCCACGACGTGCCCGGGGTACGAGAGCAGGGCGTCGACCATGGAGTTTTGAAGCGGGGTGCCCTCGGACCAGCCGGCGAAGGAGTTGCCGCCGTAGCCCTTCTTGGCGGCGCGGTCGACCTGCTCGAGGGTTCCGTCGGTGCCGGACCAGAAGTGCGACCAGGAGTCGACCATGACGGCCCCGTATCCGGCGTCCGCGGCCGCGGCGAGGGCGCCGATCAGGTTGCGGGGGTCGAAGCTCTGCAGCTGCAGGGTGTCGAAGTGGATGCCACGGAGGCCGGCGTACTTGGAGGCGGCGCCGCGCTCGGTGTCGATGACTGCAAATCGGTCGGCGAGTCCGGCGGTGAGGCGGAGGCCGGTCCAGGTCTTGCCGCTGCCCGAAACTCCCATGAGGGCGAAGCGAGCTTTGGCCTTCTCGCGTGTGGCCGGGGTGAAGGTGAAGCTGCCGGCAGCCTGGCTACCGGGGGCGGGGCGGTCGTTGTTGCCCTGGAGGCGGGACATGGTGGCTCCTATCGGGCGGGCTGGAGGGCAATGGTGGTGCCGTCCTCGCGGGCGGTTCGGTAGGCGATCCGTCGGCCGAGGTGGACGGCGTTGCGGCCGTTGCCGAGGGCGTCGAGGAGGAGCGACTTGGCTGCCGTGTACTCGGCGTCCGCGGCGACCTTGGAGTCGCGGCACACCTCGTAGCGGGCGGCGATCGGGCCGGGGACCTCGACGTCGATCTCGTCGTACCGGTCGGGCTGGAGGCGGATCGTGTCGTAGGTGTGCTGGGTGTTGCCGACCTCGGGCCGCCGGCAGGTGCGGACGTCGTCGAGGAACTCCTCCGCGGCGGCCCGCATGGTGGCGGCGTCGGCCGGGTCGTACTCGACGGTGTATTCGCGGTAGTCGTGGCCGGCGATCAGGACCGCGACGTGGCAGACCTCGAAGCCGAGGGTGTCGAGCTGCCACTGGGTCTGGCAGTAGTAGTGCAGGGGAACGCCCTGGTCCCACTCGTGGGCGACGGGGCTGGTCTTGATCTCGACGATCTCGTTGTGGCCGAGGAGGTCGGGGGTGGCACGCTGCCAGGGACGATCCTGGTGCTGCCAGGTGCCCGTCTTCGTGAGGGTTAGTTCCGGGTGCTCGTCCTGGAACTTGGCGCCGACGGCGGGCTCCAGGCGCGTCCCCCATTCGATCTGCGGGGTGGCCGTGAAGGGCGGGACTCGCAGGCCGCTCTTCTTGTGCCAGAGAGTGAACTGGTCCGACCAGGGCGAGACGCCCATGACGGCGGCGATCTCGGTGGCGGTGATGCACAGGCCGGCGCGGGCGGCGTCCCACTCTGGGGTGCCGGGGGTGAACTCGCCGAGGAGGACACCAGTCGGGGTCTCCATCACAGGACGTTCCCGGCGATGCGCTGGAGCTGGTCCATGCCGGTCTCGTCGTACTTGGCGAGGCGGACGGCGGCGGCTTCGCCCGGGTAGATGGTGGCGAGCTTGGCCGTGTTGCTCTCGTCGGCGTAGGCGAGGAGCTCGAGGAGCTTCTGCGTGTAGGTGCCGGGCCGGTAGCCGCCGTCGCGGCCGAACGTCCAGATGACGTGGGCGGCGGTCTCGGCGGTGATGGTGGGCTGGGACATGACGGTCTCCGGTTCAAGGGTGTGGCGGGCCGGGGCCCCGGCGTGGGGCCCTGCGGCGGTGATTGGGCGCCGGGGCGGCGGTCCGAGAGGGATGCGCTGGCCCCGGCGAGTCGGGGTGGGCTAGGCGGCGCCCACGTCGGCCTGCCTCTGGCTCGCGCGGTCGACGCAGAACTCGGAGGCGTCGAAAAGGCCGTCTCCGGGGGTCACCTGCTTCTCGGCCCGGCGGATCTTCCGGAGGACCGCGTCGTGGCACGGCCTGCACATCGCGGCCAGGCGTCGGGCGGGCAGCTGGGCCGCGGTCACGAAGTCGCCCTCGTTGATCGGGTCGCGCGGCATCGCGATGAGGACGATCTCGCCGACCTTGCTGACGTGGTCCCCGTTGCGGACCGGACAACGCTGCTGCTTGCGGGTGCGGTCGGGGTCGTGCTTCTTGCCGCAGGCGCCGTGGCACTCGCAGCGGTGCTCGGCGTTTTTCATGACGGCCGACCAGAGGGCGGCGCCGACGATGGGCGGACGAACGGTCACGGCGTACCTCCACGGCGGCCGGGGAGCGGCGCCAGCCAGAGCGGCCAGACGCGGATCGGTCGGGCGGGCGGGGTGGCGGTGGCTGGCAGGCTGCCTTCCCCGCGGGGTATGGGGCCGGTCATGCGGTGGCCTCGTTCAGGCCGAGGGCCCGCTCGTAGGTGCCGTTCTCCGCGGTCAACTCGGCGACGGTCGCCTCCAGCTCACGGACCCGGTCGAGCAGCCACTGGATGTCGTCGGGTGCATTGGCGATGAAGGCGGCGTCGGCCTGGTTGCAGTTGCCCAAGTAGCCGAGGTTCGCGTCGAGCATCCCGTCGTAGCTGACCACGCGGCGGGTGAGTGTGGGCTGGTGGGCTTCCACGGTCCACGGGCCCTTGGCTGCAGCCTGCAGGCGGGCGGCGATCTCGGCGAGGCGGTCCCGCGTCAGAGGCTCGGTCACGTGGTCCTCCAGGTGCGTCGCCCCCACAGGAAGAGGCCGATGAATGCGGCGCCCGCGAGAGCGTCCAGGATGATGGCGGTACGGAGGCTCATCGCTGGCCTCGCAGGTCATCGGGGAGGTCGAGGAACCCCTCGGCGATCGACGCCCGCACGGCCGGGTCGGTGATCCATCCCGGGACCTCCGGGGCCGGGCTCAGGCCCAGCGCCCGCACCAGCGGGGCACCGACCTGGACCGCGGGGGTGGGGGTGGCCATCACGCCACCGCCTTCGGGGTGGCCTTCGCGGCGTCGTACTGGGCGATGCCCCAGCGGATCGCGTGGCAGGCCCACAGGAAGGAGTGCGAGAAGTCCCGCATCCGCCACTCGTGCCAGTCGTAGAACTGGTGGCCGTCGTGGTCGAACTCGTGCAAGGCTCGGTGGGCTTCGCTCTCGTACTCGACGTTGAACTCGGTCCACTCTCCGAAGAAGTGCTCCTCGACGGCCGCGCGCAGCGCCTCGGCCTTCTCGTCGGGCAGGTCTTCCGTCCACGTCTTGACCGTGTCGTTGATCTCGCGGCGCAGCAGCTCGTCGCTGAAGCACTCGACGCCGTCGCGTCCGGCGACGACCTTCTCCTGCCAGTAGCCGGGGTTGATGTCGCCGACCAGGGCCGTGCGACGGAACATGTCGAACAGGTCGACCGTCGGGTACAGCGAGAACATGAAGTGCACGCCGCCGGTGATGACGAGCCGGTGGTCCCACGTGAGCAGGTCGAAGGCGTACAGGCCGCCGGGGCGAGCGAACCGCAGGTGCCGGAACGAGCCGTCCTCGTGCAGCACGGTCATCTCGTGGTCGGCGGTGTCCCGGGCGAACCGGGCAGCGATCTCGGGGTACTCGCTCACGACGCGCCTCCGGCGGGCAGGTACGGGTAGAGGGAGGCGCCGGCGATCGGGCAGACGCTGTCGACGTCCAAGTCGAGGAACTGATGCCGCTGCTCGGCCAGCAGGCCGTCGTGCTCGCGGCGGGCAGCCACCGTGCGCAGGTCCATGTCCAGCTGGGCCAGCGTCACCGGCGCCAGACCGGCGACCACCGCGGAGACCGTGTCGGGCGGGAGGGTGTCAGCCACGCGGCGGAAGGGGAGACCAGGTCGGTTCAGCAGTAGCTCGACTGCCTCGGCGGCCGTGTACAGCTCGTCCGCGGCGCTCATCGCGCGACCTCCGTCCACGCCTCGTCATCGCCGGCCCGCTGGACCAGGACACCGCCGGAGTGCAGTCGGGCCTGCGCCTCGGCGGCCGACCAGTCGGTCGTCACGCCCACGGTCAGGAGGTTCGGGCCGAACCAGTCGTCGAAGGGGATCTGCACCGCGTACTCGACCGAGTCGGGCATCATGAGGGACATCGGGATCTCGCTCTCTCCGCATCTACCTGCGGGTGAGTGGTGGGATTGCGGTAGGCCTCGGCCGGCGGTGTGTCAGAGCCCGCGGGTCGGGGCCGCATAGCCAACTAGCTGGCCTTGCGCAGCTTGGGCTTGGGGGTCTCGCGGGTGGGGTCCAGCGCCCTGTTGGAGCGCGAGTCGGACGCGGCGCCTCCGGCGAGCCAGGCGTCCAGCTCGTGGACGTAGTAGTAGATCCGGCCATCCAGGTTGAAGGAGCGGGGCCCCTTGCGGCGGTGGCGCATGATCTTCATGGCGTTGGGGGTTCGACCGCAGTAGAGAGCGGCCCTCGACGTGGTCATGACGGGCGACGCCAAACCCTTGGGCTGGTCGCTCATCTGTCCTCCTCTTCGTGTGACGCGATCTCGGTGATCGCAACGTTCAGCCCTGTTGCTATGCGTTTCTGCACTTCAGGGCTCGGTCGGGTGAGCTGTCTTTCGATCCGCGACATGTGCGAGGGGTCTACGCCGATCAAGCGGGCGAAGGCGTTTAGGCCGTGGCCGGCCTCCTCGCGCAAGCGGCGGATTTTGCTTCCCCGCGTTCGCATGTCAGCAACGATAGGCAACAGGATCGGAAACCGCAAGACACCATCGGAAACCAGTGGGTAATCACATGGGCGAGCTGCGGCGATGGCCGGGATGCCGCCTTAGTGTCACGGCGTGCCGCGTGGGATGCTGTTGCCTGTCGTTGCGTGCCGTTGCCGAGAAAGGGTTGTGTCAGATGTCGGGCCAGAACTGGAAGCACCTGGGCGAGGTGATCAGGCGGGATCGCCGCCGGGCCCGCATGAGCCAGGCCGATCTGGCCGCAGCTGCCGGGCTCTCCACCCGCACTGTCGGCAACTATGAGCGCGGCCGCATCCCCGAAACGGCACCGGTAGTGCCCGACGGCTACTACGACATCGCGGCAGCGCTTGCCTGGTCGCGAGCATCCATCGACCTCGCGCTCGCCGGAGGTGAGCCCGAGCCGGCGCGCGCCACCGAACGTCCCATCTCCCAAGACGACATCAACGCCCTGGCGGCACCCTCTCTTCGCCTGGCCGACATGGCCCGGGACATGGGAGCGCCGCAGGACCTGGTGGACCGGTACCGCCTGGCGGCCGTCTCTCTCGCAGGCTGGATGACGAGCCACGCCTCTGTCGTCCGGCCCGAGTTCAACCTCGCGGCGTACCGTCCGCATGCACTGGGCGAGGGTGTGGCGCCGGATGACGCCGAGCGCATCCTGCGAGCCTTCGAAGAGGGCAAATAGCCCCAAGGTGCAGGAAGCGGCAAGGAGTGGAAACAGGTCGTGACGATCCGCTTCCGCACAGGTAGTCAAAGGGTGTACAACTAGTCACTCGAAAGGCGTGCCACCCCACCGCCAACAGTCCCAGGGGGTGGCATGTCATACGAGCCTCTGCAAGCCTGCGCCGAGCTAGGAATCTCAGTCGAGCGCATGTGGCTGCGGGACACCTGGGGTGCGTGGGTGCCCCAGTACCGAGCGATAGTGCTGGCCGAGGGGCTGACCTCCATTCAGGAGCGCTGCGTGCTCGCCCACGAGCTTGAGCACGCCATCGCCCAAGACGAGATCGGGTGCGGCAGCGGCCCCTACGCCGACCGGCTGGCCGCCGAGGGTGGCCAGAACCTGATCGCCATCAAGCAGGAGCGCCGCGCAGACAGAGAGGCGTGCCGCAAGCTGATAGCGATCAGCGACCTCGGTGAGGTTGCCCGCTGGGCCGGCGGCATGGGCGCCGCAGCAGAGGAGTTGGGAGTCACCGAGCGCATGCTGAGCATCCGACTTCAGGACCTCGAGGGCGAGGGGTGGCCGTGGCCGCTGGAAACATCGAAGATCGCTGGCTGAGCAAGAGGAAGAACCCGGAAACGGGCAAGAGGGAGCGAACCGCCCGCTACGGAAAGGGCGCGCGGTACCGGGTCAAGCAAATCCCGGGAGTACGAGACCGCTCCTTCCACTCGCTCGAGGACGCCAAGGCGTGGCTCAAGAGGGCCACGACCGACGTAGAGCGCGGCGAGTTCTACGACCCCAGGAACGGCGACATCACCCTGCAGGACTATGTCGACAACACCTGGTGGCCCGGCTTGCGCATGCCTCCCACCACCAAGGCCAGCATGAAGTACAGGATCTTCGGCCACATCATCCCGCTTGTGGGGCACATGCGGCTGAACCGGATCGGCCCGGACGAGATCAGGCTCTGGCTCACGCAGGTGGAGCAGCGGGTAGACGTCAGCACCGCCCGCGTGACCTGGCGGCACTTCTCCTCGATCATGCAGGCGGCGTACAAGGCGAAGAAGATCCCCGCGAACCCGTTCAGGGACGACGACCTCAAGGCGCCTAGCCCTCCCAAGTCGAAGGCGAAGGCCTGGCCGGTCGAGACCGCCGCAGCCGTTCGGGCGCAGCTGGACGCGCGCTATCGGGTACTGGTGGACCTGGCTCTGGGTGCGGGTCTGCGGCAAGGGGAGTGCTTCGGATTCTCTCCCGACGACCTCGACGGCGAAGTGGTCCAGGTGACGCGGCAGATCGTCAAGGTGGGATCGCAGTTGGCCTTTGCTCCGCCGAAGGGCAATAAGGAAAGGGAGGCCCCTTGCCCGCCTGCCCTTGCGGAATTGATCAAAGAGCACATGCGCGAATTCGGCACGGTCGAGGTGACCTTGCCGTGGGTTGACCCCGACCGGCCGAACCTTGCATGGGAAAGCCGGCCGACACGGACAGTACGTCTCCTAGTGACAACGCCACGGACCGCCGGGAAATCCGGCGGAGCCATCAACCGAAGCACCTTCGATGACAAGCAATGGAAGCCCGCCTTGGCGAGGGCGGGGGTGATCGCGCCCCCCAAGCGGGAGACCGTCGAGCTCCCTGGAGGAGCGACTCGCGCACGTATCTCATGGGCCATGCCCAGGGAGGACGGCTTTCACGTGCTGCGACACACCTTCGCAAGCGTCATCCTGGCTGGCGGCGAGACGATCACCAAGCTGGCCGAGTGGCTCGGCCACAGCGACCCGGCCTTCACTCTGCGGACCTACGTACACTTCATGCCGCGGGCCGGCGAGCGCGGCATCGAGGCCCTCTCGGCGATGTTCCGGAGCGTGCAGGAGTCCCCTGCGGAGCGAAACTCCCCAGAGACTCCCCAGCCCTCCGAGTGACGGCGGCTGGCGATCCTCCACCGCAGGTGAAGCGGGGGTGGGGCAGACGAGTCGGCCTGTACGCCGGGTTCTGTCACTGCCCGTCCGCGACCTCAATCAACTGTGCGAAGAACGGCTGTGAGCTGCGACTTTATGTTCCTCGGGGTTTCCCAAGGTTTCTACAGGTTTCGCTCTCAGACTCCCCAGGGACTCCCCACCGGGTCCACCGAGGCGCATCATGGGTGAGCCCGCCCCATCTGGGTAGATGAGGCGGGCTCTGACCCGGCGGTCGGCGGCGTGCCACCCCTGACACATTCCCTTCCGCCGGGTCGTCTGTGAGCCGCCGGCTTTCTGTCGGCCGAACGGCTTACATGATCGAAAGATGCCCCGTTTCCGGTGCTGACTTTATGATCATGATCGGCTGACCTTTAACGGGTGTCAGAAGATCAGCCGGAGCAGTGGCTTCTAGAGGCCCGCAGACGGCTGGGAGACCGAATCCGCGATGCTCGCTTGTACGCGAATCTCACCCAGGAAGAGATGTGCAACCTCTCCGGCGTGCCGCGTACTACCTATCAACGCGTGGAGCATGGCGTGAGTGACGTCAAATTCAGCCACCTACTGCGCATCGCCCGCGTCCTCCGCATCCCGGTTCGTGACCTGATCCCATAGCGCCATGCCTCATGGCCCGGCCTTGGCCGCCGAGCAGTGGCTACATCCTGCCTGGCATATGCCTCCAGCGAAAGATGCCAGCCACACCTAGAGGCACGTTGAGTTGGCTACCGGACCGTATCCGTTACCAAGTGGCATGCCGTGGCCAGGACTTACGTCAGGTTGACTACTGTCCCTTGCCCCGGATTCCAGGTCACAAATCAGCCACGCTCCGGATTCCCGCCCCTCCCTGCCGCCGCTGGGAGGGGCGGGGGTCTAGGTGGCCGTACAGACCTGGCAGGCCCGCGGGAACCAGCGGACGACCGTGTCCAGCCGGCGAAGTCGCCGCGGCCCGAGGTCGACTGCGGTCGCGTCGTCGAGGTCGACGCCGCAGTGCACGCAGGCCGTGCCGCGGACCTGCCGCTCGGACAGCCGGCCAACGGGAGGTAAGGCGGGGCGGGTGCTGCTCATGCTCGTACTGTGCCCCATGAGACCCCTGGTTCTACCGTGATCCGCGGCACGGGTTCCGGCTGTCGGTGGCGGCTCGTAGGATCGGCGCATGATCCGATCCGCTGAGGTCGTGAACGCCGAGATCCGGGCGCTGCTGCAGGACGGCAAGCCGCGACCCGACAACCGGGAGCGGTACCTGGCCCTCGTCGTCGAGTGGGCCGAGGCGGTCCGCGCCGACCGGCCAGCGGCAGCCTAGGATCTGCGGGTGGCTATCGAACTGACTCCCGACCTGATCCGCCTGCAGACCGCCTCGGACAAGGCCTGGGCTGCCGTCCTGGAAGGCGGCGGCGAGGCGGCCTACGCGGTGTGGCGGGAGCGAGCCGCCGAGGTGCGGGCCGCGGTGACGGCGCATGCGGCAGAGATCGGGGAGCCGCGGAACAAGGTCGAGCAGACGCTGAAGACCGCGGTGCGACACCCTGCGGGCGAGACTGAAGGCTGACAGCGCTCCGCCCGCCGGCACGCATCAGCCGGCGGGCGGATTCGAGTGCACCCGCCCGGGCAGCAACCGGGTGGATGTGATGTGTCCATGCTCCCACGCAGCACTGACATCGGGTAGATGTGTGCAGCGGTAGACTCGAACATGTGTCCGATCTGCCGCCCGACCTGCCTCGTCTCCGCACGCTGGAGACGTGGCTCGAGCTGAGCCTGGCCCGCGTCCGGCAGCAGATCGTCGCAGCCGAGCAGCAAGCCGCGGCCGAGGCGGCCCGCCGTCCGCCGGCCCCGCCGCCGGACTGGCTGCTGGAGCACGGCATCGGCGCCGGCCGCCACCCCGTCCGCGTCCACGTCGGCGACTGCTGGGACACCCGGAACCGCTGCCACCCCGCCGACCGGGACGCTGCCCGCCGCGCCCTCGCCGACGGCGTCGAGGCCTGCACCCACTGTCGGCCGGACACTGAGCTCGGCGTGCTGGACTAGCGCGCCGACGCTCCAACCTGCGGTGTTTCGAGCGCCCCAACAGGCCGTTCACTCTTCCGAGTTACACCCCTTGCCAACTTCGCTGTACGTACAGCATAGTGAAGTCATCGTAAGGGAGGGGAACCCGATGAACACCACCACCGCAGCCACCGAGGCCCGCGTCACCGTCGCCACCATCCGCACCTGGGCCCGCCGCGGCGCCATCGCCGCCACCAAGCAGGCCGGCCGCTGGGTCATCGACGCCGCCTCCCTCGCCCGCCGCATCGCCATCGGCGCCCGCAAAGCCCGCAAGGCCATCGCCTTCACCGTCGAGACCCTCACCGCGGTCGGCGGCAGCCGCTGGCAGAAGAACGGCATGGACCGCATCTACTTCAACAACCACGCCCAACTCGCCGGCCTCGAACTCCACCGCTACAAGACCGGCAACATCTCCGCCGCCTACTGGCAGGGCGAGCTCGTCTCGAACAGCCAGGGCGGCAAGCTCGCCACCACCATCGACAAGCTGTGGTTCGACCTCGCCGACGGCAAGTTCCACGCCCGGTTCGGCTGGGGCCGGTCCCGCGAGGCCAGCCCCGACGAGGTGTTCGACGCCGCCATCGCCGGCATCCGCACCGCCATCGCCGCCCTCTGACCATCAAGGAGAACGCCATGACGTACCGCCCCAACACCTCTTACGGCACCTGGTGCAACCGGATCAACGACTTGGAGACCAGCCCCGAGGGAGGCCTCAACGACTACCTCGGCGGCCAGGACCCCGACGAGTACGACATGGACTCCATCCACGCGGCGTACCGCCAGGCCATCGACGACGCCCTCCCGCCCAGCATCTCCCTCTGCGGGGACGAGTTCATCGGCCCCGCCTACCCCGAGGACGACGAGTTCGACGGTTACCCGAAGGACGAGGACGGCGCCCTCGACCTGAAGGCGATCATCGAGGGGCTCGACTTCGACCTGGCCGACGCCTTCGAGCGGAACACCCTGTACACCCTGGACAGCGTCGGCCGGTGGATCCTGGAGTCGAAGGCCAAGGACCCGGCGAAGGCCGCGGCCGCCGCCATGTCGAGGCTGAAGCTGAAGCCGTTCGCGTACCGCCCGCACCCCGACAGCGGGCGCCCGCAGGCCTGGTACCGAGTCGGTGACGTCAAGGACGCGCTCGCCGCCCGGCCCGGCCAGGGGAAGCGGACCGACAGGCCGGGCGCGTGACCATCCGCCCCTCGCACCTCCCGAAGATGCGCCGCCAGTTCCTCGACCACCTTGAGGATCCGGCCTCCTCGCTGCGGGCGAACACCGGCAGTAAAGCCCAGGCGGGGCTCGACGGGCTCGCCTCCCACCTGCGGGCCGCCGACATGTACTGGGTCGCCCCCGAAATGGCGGCCCTGGCCATGTCGGCCGGCGCCCAGCTGGCTGCCGCCCGCTGGGCCACCGCGGACCGCCCGTCTCCCTGCGGCCTGCTGTGGTGGGCTGACGGCATCGGCTCCGTGGACGCCTCCGGTGTTCAGATCCCGGTAGAGGGCTGCGTGTGGGGCCCGTTTGACGGCGAGGTGCTGGTCTGGCTGCTCATGTCCCGGAAGCGGCTCGCCGCCGAAATGGCCGCCAGGAACGGGCTGGCCCTGGCGGACGAGCACGTGCCTCCGCTGATTCCGATCCAGGGAGGCGGCCTCCCCGTGACCGCCGAGCCGGTGCCGTTTGCCAGCCTCGACGCGCAGCTGCCGACCACCATCGTGGCCGCGCTCGCGGCCGCATGGCTGCTGATGCAGCAACCGGTACTGGTCGACCGGACCGTGGTGCGCCCGTCGCCGGCTGAGGCCCGCAGCCTGGCGCGGGCCGGCCTCGGCGATCCTGCCGTAACCGTGACCTCGCTGCGCCGCCAGTACGTGCCCGGCAGCGACGATGCCACCGAAGGCGC